TAGTGCCATTACACCACCACCCATCGTCCGCCAGTTTCAACAGTCACAGTCACACCACTCTGGATAGTCACCGGACCTGCACTCATCGCATTCCGTGTGCCAGCAACCGTGTGATTCACTGAAACTGTCTGGGCATTCTCGTAGAACACACCAGTATTCACAAAATTCTTAGCAGTCAAGTTCTCTTCAGGTGAATGCCTGAAACTCGCAACTGCCTTTCCTTGATACACTACGTAGAAATCATCTGTCGCTAACACATTGCCAGTCATCGACAGTGCAGTACCAGCTACCGTGTAAGCAACACCCGGCTCCTGCCGAACATTGTTCACGAAGACTTCAATCTCTTGAGCATTCGCTACTGGCTTAGTCAGTGTGTAGTTCTGACCACCATCGCCTGTGATAACCTGCTTGTCTAAGCTGGAGTAGGCATTGTTGATTGGATTACCGATATAAGCCATTGGTTACCCCTATGATGAGATTGCGTCTACTGCCGACACCCATACGTCTACAGAGTTTGTAGTGTCAGACTTGACCACAAGCTGATCTCCCGATTGGACAACAATTTTAGCACCGCCGTCCAGAATCTGTAATGCCCCACCTGCCGGAATCGGGGTACCCTTTACTAGATAAATTTGAGAAACACTATCATCAATGAATACATCAACAAAAACTGTGTTGTCCGTTGTGTTGGTACAATGAACGCCAACCAATGTGTCAAAGCTATCAAATCCGCTACCGGGTATAAGTACGTTTGACGTGCCTACGTTTTTTGCTGTGTAGCGTCTAAAGTTCTGTGCCATAGTGTTTGTTCCTTAGAGTGCGATTGCCATAGCGATGGCAAACCCTGCTGTCGCTCCTGCGCTTGGTAAGTTAGTTAATTGAGAGCCATCGACTGCGGGTAGTCTGGCTGATCCATCAAGCTGTACAAGCTGATTGCCACTTGTGCCTACATCTAAACGAGCAGTTGCGACTGATCCAGTTAACTGACTGCCATCAATGCTCTTGTTAGTTAATGTTTGTGTTGTACTTGCGTAGTATGTATCTAGCAAGTCAACATCAAAGTAACCGACAGATGGGCCAGATGCATCATATATTGCGATCGCATCACTGGATGTAATTGCAGTTGAAGTGTCTGGTGTGATTGCTGATACGTCAGCTACAGCATTTAACTCAGCACCTGTCGCTGTCAACCCAGTCACATTGTTTGCAGTACCATTGACTGCTTGAATGCGAGCCTCTACCGACTGCTGTGTTGGAATGAGTGTGGCACTGTTGGATGACATATCGTCTTCATCAACAAAGCCTGTAATGGTAATCGTACCATCTGAGATGCTACCAAACTGAACAGTACCTGAAGCAGTTACGGTTGTACCACTCACGTTACCAGTCAAATCACCAGTTACGTTACCTGTTACATTTCCTGAGAGATTACCTGTGACATCGCCTGTCACATCACCTGTCACATTTCCTGTGACATCGCCTTCAATGTCAGCAACAAGAGTACCAGTGGTAATTGTTAAGTCGCCAGTAGAAGCACCTGTAAATGTACCAGTACCAACGGTGAACTTGTCAGCACTTTCATCATAGCCAATGAAGGCATTGTTTTCGTCACCACGCTCAATGACAATGCCCGAATCGTTGACAGGTGTACCAGTAGTACCGTTGCCTAGCTCCATCAGAGTATCAGATACGGTAGTGTTGGTAGTGCTAAGTGTAGTCGTTGTTCCGTTAACTGTCAAGTTGCCACCGATGGTAGCGTTACCTGACGTAGTCAGTGTACCAAATGAACTCGTACCAGTAGAAGTGACATCCCCTGTTAGAGGTCCGGAGAAGGCAGTAGCACTAAGTGTGCCAGTCACATCAGTATCACCAGTAATGTCTACACCAAAAGTATTAACATCTACGACAGCACTACCAGACCGTCCTAAAGTTGCACCACTGCCGTCTAATTGAAGATAGCTTAACCCACTGCCAGATAAATTAATTGCGCCGCCAGTTTGAATAGTTATAGGTGTTGAATTACTAATACTGGCGAAATTAACAAAGTTCAGTGCGCTGTCGTAATACAGGCTTACATCAGAGTCAGTGCCGAAGTTAATTCTGTCGTTATCTTTAACATCTATATCATTGCCGTTGGTATCTAAATCTCCACCAAGCTGAGGTGTTGCATCCTCAACAATATCTAAAATGCCTGTGTCTGTCGATGCAATTGTTAGGGTGTTAGCGGAATCATTGTAAGTAAGAGATACATTTGTACCTGCAACTAAAAGATTGCTTACCCTGTCATCGACTCGCTCATCTGTGTAGTAAAGGTTAGTCGATCCTTCAGAAAGAGCATCTGTATCGTGGTTAGAAATATCAGAAACAGTACCAGTTACGTTTCCTAAAACATTGCCTGTAACATTGCCAGTTAAATTACCAGTAACATTTCCTGTAACATCACCGGTCAAATCTGATGTTAAGGTTCCTGTTACTGTAACATTGTTAAACGTAGATAAACCGGTCGTAGAGGTTACATTACCAGTAAGATTACCGACTACGTTGCCTGTCACGCCACCAGTTAAGTTGCCAGTGACGTTTCCAGTTAAGTCGCCAGTGATGCCCCCGGAAGATGAAACAGTTGTGAATGAACCTGCCGCTGGTGTAGTGCCACCGATAACAGTTCCATCAATAGTGCCACCAGTCAGCGTGACAGCCGCTGAGACAAGCGCATCAATGTTTGCAGTACCATCTATCCAGAGATTCTTAAACTCCGCCCCTGAAGCTCCCAGATCAATGTCATCGTCTGTGACAGGTACGATAGCACCGTCTTGGATGCGAATCTGCTCTACAGGAGAACTAGAGACTTCAGTGTAGATAGATACCCGATTGTTTGCTGTGTCTACGACAACTTTATTATTGCCATCAGTATCTGCGATCAGACCGATGTATGCACCTTCCGTGCCTGAACCATCATGGTTATGTCCACCTACAAATGCAAACGCATCACGGAGCGCATTGAATTCAGCATTTAGTGGTGCGGCTTTGACTACCTCACCTGAGATAATGTCCGCAACGGATTGTCTGCTATATCCCGCCATTTATCTGCGATCTCCATATCCGAACAGTAGAACAAAACCTTGAATGGCATGACTAGCGTTCGTGTCGTTAGTTACATATTTAATTGCAATTGATGTACCTGAGCCTGAGAACGATGTCTTAGCGACAGGTGATGGGTTACCGTCAAAGATAGCCCCTGAGTCATACGTAGCTTCGTTATAGTAAGCCGCCGCACCTCGTGTTGTGATATCGTAGTTGGTAGGGTTAAGTACGTTTACATCTTCGTAGTCGTACACAATACCTAACACAATATCTGTATTACCTTCAGCTTTCAGATACGTCGATAGCTTCAAAAAGTTCTTACGTAATTCTGGATCACCGAAGTGAAAAAACGGGGTTTGGAATAATGAGAAAATTTCAGTACCGTCAAAATCATTACCAGATTCTTGACGATACACTTTGCCATCTCTGTCCCCGTGTATTACAAACTCGTACTGACCGATGTATCCTGAGTCAGCCGCTGTTGCTGTAATACCTAACAACTGACCAAATTCAAAACCGATGCCGCCGTTTTGTTGTTGTCTCAAAGCCCCAATCACACCTTGGGAATCTGAAGCACCGAAGAAAATCCTAAACTGTGACTTCTGTCGGATAACTACAGCATCTAGATCATCAAGATCGTTATTTAATACAACATCGTTAAATAGTGACTGCACATTCTTGGATACAGTTTCCAAGTTAACGTCACCAATTTTGTCAGTACCGGATACAGGGCGTAAGCCGTCAGGTCCGATAAAGAGAAGGTCACCACCAAGCTCAATGACTGAGTCAGATGCTAAACATCCTAAGTCATTCGTTACCTGTAATACTGAAAAGTCTGCGTTACTGTTACCGACAAGCTTCTTAATATTGTTCGTACCAAAGATGAATAATTCATCACGGAACGCTTTAATCTGGACAATCTCAAAGCCTACGTTAATAACACCAGCACCATTCGCTGGGCTAAAGTCTGTCTCGTTTAGTGGAGCGGAATAGTGTAGGTTGTATGGGTCTGTGCTATCACCAGCCAAGAATAAGTGTGATTTAAACTCAGTAACATACTTCGGATTGTTAGGCGCATTTGTATGCGTAATCTGTGTGTACGTAGTGCCATCATACTTAGCGGCTGGGTTAACGCCATCAGCTAAAACGACAACTGGGTTACTCCAATTGTGCTTGGAAAAGCGTACTTTGTTAACACCAGACATTGTCGGGCTACCAGCAGTAGTAACAGCAACCCATGCGCTAGTCCCAGTGTCCCAATAGTGCAGATAATTATTACCGCTGGTTGGAGCACGGCAGGCTAAAATTCCGTCATTGATGCCGTTAAATACACAGACACCTAGTACCTTGCCTGTTCCCGTTAGAGATGGATACGCTTCGTTGTATCCACTAATTCTACGATAGCCACCTGTTACAGCAGGCTCATAGTTAATTAGTCGTGTTGCACTGCCCGGTGATAACTGTCCCTGAGAAAGGACATCACGGTTAGTGTTAAGCCCACCCTCGCAAGAGACTGTGAAAATCTGAAGATTATCAGCCATTACAAAACTCGTGTAGGCAGATAGGCATTAAATACTGTGCGTGGATTGTAAGTAGAACGTAAAGACAAGTTATCGTCTACAAGAACTCTGCGCATCATCTTGATGCCTTCAACGAAGTCATTCTGATGGACTGCCGCACTTTGTTCGTTAGAACGGAAGCGCATCATGTACATCATTGCACCATCAATGACAACGTGAATAAAACGATCTGGAATAACACACACATCGTCAAACGCAGTCATGCTTGTAGGGAATGTCCAATACTTGTATTCAATAACATACGCATCATCTGGAGATGGTGTAACACCAAACTTTTCTTCTTGTGTCTGATATATACGTAATGGAACAGCAATGCCAGATCCACTGTCCCCAGTGTCATCACCAGAACGATATGTTTCAAGATATTCAGTGTAAGGAATAACAGCTAACTTGCGAGGCTGATTACTCTTAGATGCGAGTTGCTTAATGTAGAATGATTCCCAATCTACAGATGACATATCTGCTGGGAAATCATATTCACGAGTTCCAGCAGTTAGTGTTTGTTCATAGGTAGTTAATGTAAAGGGCCACTCTTGTGCAGACTGAATAATCTTGCGAACAGATGAATTAACTGAATCTTTAGCAAGAGCCTGAACATTACGAACACCTGCAAAGTCTGCTTGGTCAATAACAACCTCATTCAGACGGCGCAACAGTTCATTTGTGATGTTC